AAGCGCTTTCCATCCAAGGGAGGCGCCCCGCTTAACCCGACCCCAGAGGCCGCCAAACCAGTCGGTGATTGCACCCCAGTTGCGCGTGATCAGCCCGAGCGGTGACCAGTCAACGATAGACCTTACCTTATCCCATGCCCAGGCGACCTTTTCTTGAACGCCTTGCCATAGCTTGCCGAACCAGGGGCCAATTTTCTCCCAGTTCCGGTAGATGAGGTAGCCAGCGCCAGCAATAGCACCAATGATCAGGCCGATAGGGTTAGCCATTAGCGCAGCGCCGATCGCCTTGACGCCACCAGCAATCAAGGGCATTGCCCCTGAAAGCGACAGCAGCGCGCCGCCAGCTTGAAAAATAGCGGTACCGAACATCACGATAGAGCCAATGGCCTTACCTGCGATCACGGTGCCGATGATGATGCCTAGGTTGTCAAAGCCGCCAACCAAGTCTGCAGTAGTGCTGGCGGCGCTGCCAATCTTACCTATTACCGTCGCCAAGCCTTCCGCCATGCTCAATATAGCAGGCACGGCATTTTGCAAGCCTGTCGCAAAGGCCTTGGCCCAAATGCCTACTTGGTCACGATTATCGGCCAGCCAACCGGTAAACTTGCCCATCATGTCGCCGACCACGGGCATCAGCTCCGCGCCGATTATATTCTTGAGGCCGAACAGCGAAAGCTGCGTGTCAAGAAGAGTGTCCTGGAATGACTCCGCATCCCGCACCGCCTGATCGCTGAGAATGTAGCCTGTTCGGCGTGCATCATCTCCGTACTGCCGCAGCCCCTCGCTGCCGTCACGCAGCATGTTGATCATTGCTACGCCTTCCGTGTCAAAAAGCTTCATTGACAGGCGAACACGATCACCCTGGTTCTCGACATTTTGTAGTGCGTCGGCAAAATGGTTCAGCTGCTCGTCTGGCGTCATAGATGCCAACGCCTGTGCCGACAGCCCTAGCTCTTCAATAGCGTCTTTTGCGGGGCCGGTGCCGCGAGCCGCTTCGGATACCCGGCGCACCATACGCTGGGTCGCTGTATCGAATGTATTGGATGCCACGCCTGAGCGTTCGGCAGCGTAGCGGTAGGCCTGCAGCTCCTCAATACCCATGCCGAGCTTGTCAGCCGTTTTGCCGATATTGTCACCCAGCGAGGCGGTGCTACTAGCCACGCCAAATACCGCGCCAGCTGCCGCCGTACCTGCCAGCGCAGTGCGGCGAGCCAATCGTCCTACTTCATTTGTCATGGTGCTAAAGCGCCCGCCCACATTGGCAGACGCCAAACGCTGCAAGCCTTCCTGCTTACGGCGCAGGCGGTCAATTTCCGTGCCTAGCTCGGCATATTGGCGGCGCAGGCCGTCAACGTTTCGGCCTTGCCGGCCAAAGGTTTTGATCTGGTCGGACAGCTGGCGTTGGCGGCGAGTCGTCTTTCCGATCTCGCCACCAACCTCGGCCAGCTGCCCTTTGGTGTTCGTCAGCCCGCGTGTAAGCGAGCGGGCTACCGTGCCGCCGATTGCGATTGTCGCGCTAAGCTTCTTGTTCGCCATGCGGCTCCCCTTTACCTCTCTTGCCTGGGTAGGCCTTCAACCCACCACAGGAACCGGCTAACGCGCATGGCGCTTATTTCGCTCACGCCCCAGCCGGTATGCGACGCCAGCGCCAGCGTCAGGCGCCGCACATCATCAGCGCTTAGTCCAAAAAACCGGCATACGCCTTCTGCACGCGCTGGTAGCTCTTCATGCTGAGCTTGCGGACATCCTCGGGCGCCACTTCGCACAGGTTGGCGAACATATTTACTTCGCGGATTGCGTCACTACCCTTGGTCTCGTCATGAACGATCTGATCATCCACGGTCGGCTCGCGCATGCGCAGCACCTTTTGCTCAATGCCATTCGCGAAGGTCACTGGGCGTGCCAACGTAATATCACAGTAGCCGCCGCTGTAGCTTAGGTAGTCGGGCGTTTCGTTTTCCATTTCATTCTCCTGCTATAAAAAGGGCCGACCGTAGTCGGCCAAGGACTGCTATGCCGATCGAATCGGTTAAACGCCTAGCGCGGCGCGCATATCGGCCAGTAAATCCGTGCCGTCTACCGTGCGCACCATGTTGATCACGTCGATTTCGTGCACCAGGACGCCGTCATGCTCCTCTTTGTAGTAATCGAGGCGCATGGTCACGGTCATCGATGCCGCCTGCCCTGGCTGCCAGGTGCCGCGATCAATGCCGGTGATCTTGCCGCGCATGGTGTGAACAGTCGGAAGCCAGGTGCCGTCGTAGGATTGCATTGCGCCACGCCCGACAAACGGCACTGCGTTACCTTCACTCACCCCGAATTGGCGAAGGATCTCGCGATCGTAGGAACGCAGGATGAAACTGGTTTCCAGCGCCTCCATGCCCATGTCCAGCGCAATCGGCGCATCCATGCCGCCGGCGCGGTGGTCTTCGGTCTGCAGGGTGAGCGCAGGCGGCGTGTACTCGGTGACGTTCCCGGCATAGCCGCGACCATCCACCGACACCGTCATTTGCTTGATAATGTTGCGAGCGGCCATTAGCTGAACACCTCTTCGATATAGTCATTCACCAGCATAGAGCGGAACGTGATGTGCTCGGCTGGATACGGCGGCGTGAACTCGAAGTTGAAGTACACCTTGCCCAGCTGGATATTGGCGGGCGTATTCAGGTCAGGGTCCGGCCAGCAGCGGCCACCCAAAAGCGCACCCTCGGCAACCAGTCCGGCAATGTAGGCATTGACGCCTTCGGTCACGTCTTCCACGTAGGTCTTGGTGATGTTGCGGTCGACGGCCCAGAGGTGAGCGCGCTGAATGCTGTCATTGATCATGTCAGCGGTGCGGCGCACGCTCAGGAAGTGCCACTTGGCGTCATCGGTCAGTGAGCGGTTGCCCCAGAGGCGGTAGCCGTCCTGGCGGATGATCGTGGCAATGCCGCCTTCGTTGAGCAGATTGGCGCGGGAGTTGGCGTCGCCTAGCGTGAAATCTACCGGGCGCGACGTCCCCACGATGCCATTAATCGGCTTATTGGAAGGCGACCACCAGAAGCCAAGATCGTTATCGATCTTGGCGATGATGCCCGCAGCGCGCGCACTCGGGGGCTCTGACGTATAGCTGCCGTCACGCTGCATAACCTGCACCCAAGGATCCACCATGTAGACGCGAGCACTACCCCAGTCGTTGGCATACTGCTGGGCGGCATCGTCAGTGGTATTAGGGCCATCGGCAACGATCACAGCACGCAAGCGCTCCGCGATACCCAGGAGCTCTGCCACCACAGCATTGCGCAAGCCGGTCTCACGCTGGTGGGTAAAGCCTGGGGCGCAAAGGATGCGAGGCGCAAAGCCGACGACGCTCTCTGCGCCAGCCAGCGCGTGCGTACCTTCAAGGTCGCCGGTACCCGCGTTCACACCACCAATGACATTAGCCATCGTAGTCTGCTCGTCTTCAGTCTCCTCGACCCGCACGACAATAACGACAGCGCCCACTTGATCAAAAATGCCATCCATTGCGCCTGGCAGCGTGCCCGTGGTGCCAAGGCGGGCTGCCTCGGTGCGTGAGCCAGCCACCAGCGTGGGCCGATTGAGCGGGAACGGCTCGGCAGCGCCACCAGTGAGCGCTTGAAAATCACGCGACTTGGCAATGCCAGTGCCGTCACTGCCCTCGGCAAGCGCGGCAACAACCAGGGCATTAGCCTCTGCGCTGTCATTGACCGCTGTGACAACCTCGGTGGCGGTGCTCGTGACCACGCCTTCAGCGTCCGCAGCAAGCGCGACTGTAATATCGCCACCCTCGACCGTGACAGTCAGAACAGCAGACGCCTCGGCGGGAGCGGTATAGCGAACGCGGGTGTTGTTGCCAATCGTGCCGGCGGTGGCTGCCGTGAATGTAATGCCGGTGCCAGACGGCGCATTGCCTAGCGTTAGTGCTGCGGCGGTAGCGCCCTCAGCATCCGGCGCAGTGCCGACGATACCAATAACGCCCGAGCGCACGGTTTGAATAGGGCGCGGGCCGGTGTCGATCTCCAACACCTCTGCGCCGTGTAAGAATTTTGCCATTGCGGTTGCCTCTCGCCTGATCAGGTTGGTGTAGTGGCGGTAGGCACAGCATGACGCGCGCACGAGAACGCCTCCGCTGGCGGTGGTTCCAGCGGAGGCCTCTTACTGCTTGCGCTTTAGCTTGCTTCTGGCTTAAGCCACGATCGTGGCGGCGTTTTCAAACAGCTCATCGCACTGGGCTTCGGTTAGCTCTAAGCGCTCTTTCCAGTGATCGACGGTAGGGCTTAGGCGGCGGAACTCTTGAGCCTTTTCAAACGCAAGGCGGTGAATGCGCGGCGTCTCTGGGTCGGCCATCATGGTTTCGACTTGATCTAGGTACCCGGCAGCGTCCAGGGCGGCGAAGGCCTGGAACGCGCTTACCACCATGCTTTCGCGCTTTTTGGCTAGCTCCCGCTGGCTGTTGCTTTCCCGCCAGTGCTCGATGTCGTTAACACGGGTTACGTGCTCTGACTCTTCAATTAGCTGCATGCCGGGTGATAACGGCTCACTGGCAGGTAGCGTGCCGATAATCAGCGGCGGTGATTCGCGGCGATCCACGGCGCTAACGACTAGGTTTTCGCTGGGCAGTTTGAGGCCGTGGCGTAGCGGGGCTTCGCTGGCCGGGCGTCCGTCCTGGGCGTCTACGTAGTAGGCGGTAACGTGCTTGATGCTCATGGGGCGTTCCTCTTGGTTTTGCGGGTGATGACCTTGTCGAGCCCAGCGCCGAAGGTGGCACCGGTATCAATGGCTAGCTGCTTGCGTAGCCGGTAGGTGTTGGCGTGCTGACAAATGCCTAGGTAGCTGTTCATTCGAGCCGCCCAGGCTTCGGGGTCGGTGTATCGCTCGGCGCTGTGCGCTACTTCTTTCATGGCGTTGGTGGAGCGCCGACGCACGTAGCGCCGGTGCGGCTTCATGACGTAGCCACAAAAGTTGATGCCGCGATAAACGCTATTGCGCTGGGTTTTATTGGGGTGAAAAGCGAGATCCAGCGTGTGTGTGGCGTAGTGCTGCATTGCCTTGAATGCATCGTTGAGTTTTTGCGGGTCGGGATCGACCATCACGACGTCATCGACATAACGGCCATAGCGCTTTATGCCTAGCTCCCTTTTGACGAACTGGTCGAGGGCGTCCAGGTGGACGTTGGCAAAAAACTGGCTGCTGAGGTTGCCGATGGGCAGCCCTTTGCCGCCGCTATTGAACAGGCTCTTGTGACGCGGCACATGGCGAAACTTCCAGGCGGGGCTATTGATGATCGGCCCTTGCGTGGGGTCGTGAAACAGGATTTGCGCGATCAGGCGGCGCGTTACTGACTCAGGTACCCGCTTACAGAGGCTTTCAAACAGCACCTCTTTATTGATACTGACAAAGAAATTCGATAGATCGGCTTGCAGAAAGTGCGCGGGCTGCTGCCAGTTCTGCGTAGCTTGACGCATGAAGGCATGAACCCGATCCACGCCCATTAGCGAGCCGCGCCCCGGTATGCAGGCGTAGCTGTCGTGGATGAAGCCTTTATAAAAGCGTTCGGCTATCCGGTTGTACATAACGTGATGCACGACGCGGTCGCGGAACTGGGCGGCCCAGACTTCCCTCCATTTTGGGTAGCTAACGACGAACGCTACCGACTTGCCGATCTGGTAGCTGCCGTCGTTTAACTCGCGTGTGAGCCGCATTAAGTTGCGCTCGAGCCGCTGCTCAAACGCCAATTGAGTTGCCGTGTTTCTCTTGTTCTTACGGCAGTCGAAGTAGGCCCGAAAAACTTCCCCGGCAGTAAAGGCATCATGATCTCCGTACAGCGCGGACGTGATAGCTGTTGTCCTTGTTGTTGTTGTTCTGATTGCCGTCGCTGAACCTCTGGTTCCAGGCGTTGTTGCTGCTGTTCTCAGAGGACGACCAGTAGTTGCCGTCGTCGAATGCGTCTTCGTTAAGCTGCTCACTGACACGTCGCGCCACGGGACGTCTTGAACCGTGGCGAAACTGGCTTTTGCCTTTTCGCGGGGCGCGCCCTGGGGCAGCAATACCCTGCGGGAGCAGTCCGAGATTATTGGCTCGCTGGATAAAGCCGTAACCCTATCCATTCTGGCCGTGCCTCTTGCCGGAGTTGTTTCGCGGCGCTTGGCGCCGCTGGGCGTCTTGCATCCATCGGTACGCTTGGCGACCGATGGAGTCGGTTAACTCTATTATTTCGCCATGCTTTTCGCGGCTGACATTCCCTTGGTCGCTGCTCAGCCTCACCGCAAGTTCTAATACATGCAGATCCTCCAGCAGCTTCTCGATAATTTCGGCGCGACCCTCACGGGCGAAGTTTGCGCGATAGACACTCAGAACCATCCGCATCGATATATCTATCATCGGAAACCCTAGGCCCGGCTTAAGGTCTCGCGGAAAGTGGCGCGCGACCGAGACTATCTCGCTCGACAGCTTGTAGGTCGCGGCATATATCTGAGTGTCGCATGCCTTCATGATTCCTCGCTTTGTTGCGGGGCGGCTTCGCCGCCCAAAGTGTTAAAAGGGAAAAGTGTTAAAGGGCAATTCTCCGTACAGCGCGGACGTGA